TGGCAACAAGTCACAGACGAAGAAATTGCTGCATTCCGCAAGATGCTTGAAAGCACAGTAAACAACACCGAGGGCTCGATTGACAAAGCATCTACCGAATACACACAATGGGCACTTGACTACATGAGCGGCGAGGGACGCGACTACATGACGAACTACGCCGAAATGTTGAAAGCCGCGCTTGGTGATTGGTACACCTACGGTCAAGATTCACAAAAGAATCTTTCGGCTTTACAGCAAGGCATACAGGGTGTAACGGAAGATACAGCTGGGGTTATTGAAGCATACATGAACGGAGTATCGCAACAATCTTACTTGCAAAGCGATTTGTTGACACAAATCCGCGATGCAGTCGTTGGTTTCGACTTGGACGTTCAAGTTGACACGATGTCACGAATGTTGTTGCAATTACAGACGAACTATCAAATGATGCAGTCTATGGCCGCAATGATGAGTAATTGGACGAATGCCGCAGGAAACGGTATTAGGGTTGAACTTTTAAGTTAGTACGATATGGATAAAGGAATGATGGAATTTTACAAGGCCGCATTACAGGGGGCGATAACAAACCCCTTGTGTGCGGAATACAAAAACGAGTGGCGCAAATGTGGCGACGATAAAGAGAAATTGGTGATGTTGGCATTACGCCAACAAAGCCTTCCTTATCTTATCACACATTGCTACAATGGCAAAGGATTGACGAAAGAATATATTCTTGACACTTTCCCCGATTTTATCAACGGGAAACGCACAATTCTTGACGCAGACCTTGTTAAAGGGTATTCGTATTCTATCTATGTCGATTTTAAGGCCATTTCCAAGCCCGACACGGACGTTACGGCCTTTATGTGGTGTGATTGCCCGCAAGTGGAAATAAACACCGCCAAATGCCCGACTTTTTACATCGGGTGTGGTAGCGAAATCCACCTTGTTTGTAACGGATATAATTCCCCACACATCTACTTGTTTGATGATAGCAAGTTGGTGATAGACGATGCCGACGACACATGTAGCTTTGTTGTGTACCGCTATTCCGACAAAGCCACAGTTGAACGCGGCAAATGGTGTACAACGGATAACATAAAGATTTTCGACAAAACACTAAGATTATAAGATATGGCAAATAATTCAAAAAACAGATACTACGTCAAGAATACGGCTAGTGCTGCATTCGAGGACATTACGACGAAATTCGACGGAGTAGCAATATTGAAAGTTACTGGCTTTGCATCAAAAGGAAAGCCAATAAACATCTACACCGCCCAATGGAATGACAGTCAAGCCGAGGATTTTCTTATCACGACACTTGGTAGGAACAACAATCCCGTCGTCATTCGTGCGAACGTCGATATAGACATCACTTTCATCGTGAGAAAGAAATACGCGACGGTACAAACGGGTTTCAACGTGCTTTCGACACACGACTCGTTCGTTAACTTTATGACAAATACCGACGTGTGGCTTAAATCGGCGTACCTTGGAAACAAGTATGCACATTGCGTCTGCTTGAAGGAATACAAGCCAACGACGGTTAATCTTGAACGTGGTGACAATTCATACGTGATGGGAACTATAACGTTGCACACGTTGGATGCGCCTACAACATAACGGAATAAATTAAACAAATAAATAGTATCGTTAATTTATATGCTTTTAGTTTTTAGTTATTAAAGGTATTTTGTCTGCTAAAAAGCATGATTCTAAAGCGTTAGACAAATAAAGCCACCGTCCGTGATGGATAGTGGCTTTATTCGTTGGAAAAGTCTTTCTAGAAAAGTTTCTTCCACCAAGGCTTTCTTTCGTGCTCGATGACGGCACGCAAATCCTCGATTTCTTGTTTCAACCCCGAAATCCTATCGTTGTAATCAAGGATTTGGTTGTTGTACGACGCTATTTGACCGCGTAGTTCGTCGTTGGTGAAATTAGCCATATCGAGTTCCTTTTTCAATTCCTCTACTTGCTTGCGGTAGTTCGCGTTCGACGTTTTCAAGCCGCCGATTTGACGTTTTAGGCTTACAATATCAAATTGCAGTTCGATTTCACGTTGTGTCGGGTTTTTCTTACCGCACGAAATGACGTTTTCTTTCTTTACTTTCATAATAATTTGGTTTTAGTGTTAATAATATGTTATTTAAAAATCTGGTTCGTTATGTTTGTCGATGTCGGGGATGGCCGTCGCGTGCAATTGGCTTTCCTTAATCATCCGTTGTTCTTGTCGTACGCTTGAACGCGGGAACGAAAACAAGTTGATTGTTTGCCCGATGACCGAATAGCCTTGCACAATATTATCCTTGTCGATAGCGTACGGCAATACGTCGCCTTTTATCTCCACCAACATGCCGTTGTTGAAATGGTTGTTGATGTAGTTTACCAAACCTTGCTTGAAAATGACCTTCCAAGACAAATATTTGTCATCTACAACCTCTCCGTTCGCTTTCGTGTAGCCTTTCTTAAATTCGGACACAAAAACAAAGCACCCGCCGTTATTAGGTAGGTATTTAACCGTGTCTATGAATCCAATTATATCTATTGCTGCCATATAACCTTGTTTTTACCACTTTTTAGCCGTTCTCGCCGCGTTTTGCGTTGCCTGCGGTATAGTTGACCACCGACGATTTTCTAACGCGTCTACGACAATTCTTTCATCATTTCGTCCAGCACATCTTTCCCGTATTCCATTTCAACAAGCATTTGAAGGCAATGGAACGCTTTCTTTACGTCCTTTGCGCCGTCCTTGTCGCGGAATCGCGTAACGTATTTCACCACCGAAAACTGCAACGGGTCTAGATGGTTCTTGAACGCATATTCCATCGGTTGTATTGCAAGTTTCTTGTAATGAGCGCCTCCGACTTGGTTCGTCATGGCGTCCTTTGTTTCGCCTTTCTTATTGCTATTTCTCATATTGATTGAATTTTTCGCATTTTATTTCCACGTAATTCGACGTTATCTTTCCCGCATTCACGTCCATCGCCCTACCGAACTTTTGGCATGTGAACCTTTCGCCGCATTTTACGTTACAACAAATCGTCGTCTTTTCCATAAACCAAAAGTGGGTAGTTGTGATTAACTACCCTTTTCGTTTTCTTTGCAGCGTTTGTTTGAATGCTTTTTCGGTGCGGGAATGCCGTTGGCCTTGCGATACTTGATGGCATTAGGCAACGGACACACGCGGTTGGCATCACACGTGCTACAATCCTCGTCCTCGTCGTCGTCGTTATTGTCGCTTATGCCGTCGCGCAATACGTCACGTAGCTTTTTAAGCATGTCAAGCGATGCCTTTACAGCGGATGGTGCAATCGCACGTACAATTGCTTCGCCTGCCTTGCTATGCTTTTCAACCAATAATTTAAGTGCGCCGATAACACCTACGGCAACTGCCTCTGCGCCCTCGCTGTTTTCCTCGAAATAGTCGCAAAGGATAGCTGCTATTCCCGCAGCAACCTCCTCTTTCTTGGCGTACGACGCGTAGAAAAACTCGCCGTCGTCATTAGCACACATGATAAACGCGCTTTGGTCTTTTTTCAAAGAATCCAAAAAAGCATCAACTTTCTTTTCCAACTTTTTCATTTTCGTAAACGTTTTATATTAATTAATAATAAAGGATTTGTGGGTGCAAAGATAATATTTCATTTTACATATTCCAAGTAAATTACAATATTTAACCCGAATTTAACATTTTAAAACGGTGCATCGTCGCTTGGCGCACCAAACGGTAGATTATCGTCAACGTAATTGTTTTCGGGTTGTGTCATAATATAGTCCGACACTTGCGCTGGATTGTTTTCGAATTCCATTGTACTTTGCGTCGGTTCGCGTTCCCATCCGTAGTGAATATATTCGCTTTCCGTATTCTTGAAACGTCGGCTTTCGATTTCGTAGTGCATACCCACCATAAGGTCTACAATACCCCACATGCGGTTCTTTGCTACCTCTAGTACGTTACCGAAACTACGGAATTGGTTAATCGTAGCCTCGCCAAAGAATTCCGCACCGACACGGAAGAAATCGTTGCAAACACGGTGCATGATAAACACGTTGTCTACGGCGTTGGTCAAGTCGGCAGTACCCGATATATCGTTCTTACGCAAGAATGCGGTAGTTTTACGCGGGTGTGCAACGATGATGATATGTACCATGTTTCTTTTTGCAAAATCCTTTATTTGCAAAATGAGTTCCTTTTGCTTATTGTTCTTGTCGCCCTCTAACAAGTCAATATCCAAAGACATAAGGTTGTCAAGAATAAAGACGCGAACGCCGACTTTCAACAATTCGGTCATATCATGGAACAATTGCTCCCACGTATTGCCGTATTCGTTGTTGTAAAGATAGAACAACGGGCGCATCCATTCGTCGATACGTGCCTTGATGCCGTTCGGGACATAGTATTTGCCGTTGCCGTAGCTTGACATCTTTAAGTTATCCTTTCCTGCGGCTGCGATTTGAATCCAGCTTTTAAGAATCTT